CGGCGCCCAGGCGCGGCCGCGGACGGCCGCCAAAGGCGGCCACAGCACCGGCGCCGGCGAACGGCGCAAAGCGCGGCCGCGGCAGGCCCCGCAGGGATCAACCACAGCCGGGGCTCGCGCTCGTCGAGGGCGGCACCGAACAAGCACCCGAGGCGACGCAACACTAGGGGCCGGGCCGATGCCCGACGACCTGTTGTCGCGCGCGCTTATCGAGCCGACGCCGGCGGCGAGGCTGCCGGTCCAGCTCGACGAAATTGCGCGCGCCCTGGCCGCCGCATCTGCACCCGACGAAGCGCTCGCGATCGAAAGGCAACTCGACCTCGCCGAGCAATACATGCGCGACAGCGGACGCATCGAGGAAATCCGCCCGGTCAACGAGCTGCGGATGCGCGCCCGCTGGAAGCTCGGGCAGCTGCTCGCCGCCGTCGAACGCCGACAAGGAGCCAGGACCGATCTAACTTCGTCAGTCGATCTGACAAAGTTGTTTCGGGCGCTACTCAAAAAGATCGAACTCGACCCGGATACCGCGATGAAGGCGCAGCGCATCGGGGCTTTGCCGGAGGCGGAGCTCGACAAGGCGCTGGCCGCGGCGCACCAGGCCGACACCTTCGCCAGCTTCGCCGACCTGATCGAGCGCGCCCGGCCGTTCTGGCAACGCGCGCGCCGGGTCGCCCGGCACCGCGCATGATTCTCGCGCTCGACACCCGTCCCCATGCCCGGATAGCTGCGCCTATCCAGCGGAGCGCCTGGCGCGGCGGCGCCCACCGGGTCGAGGTGAGTTGCACGAATTGCGGCGTCAGCTTCGAGCGCTATGCCTCGGCGGTCCGTCGCCGGAATTTTTGCAGCGAGCCATGTCGGATCGCTGGGATGGCCGGTCAGGGAAATCCTAAATGGCGAGGGGGCCGCGCGACGGTCCTTTGCGAACAATGCGACCGGCCCTTTGAGCCCGCCCGGGATCAAATCGGCCGCTTTTGTTCGATCGACTGCAAGACCATTTCTCAGCGGCTCTACCCAAGTCGCCAGGTGAGGCACCGCGAAGCCGGGCGCAGGCGTGACGCGCGCCAGCGGGCCGGGAGAGAAATCGCCACCCACACATTCGCCGAATGGGAGACGTTACTCGCCGCGGCAAAAGGTCGATGCGCTATTTGTCGGAAGCGTCGGAAGCTGGAAAGAGATCACGTCATCCCGCTCTCTAAAGGCGGCTCCGACGCGATCGCGAACATTCAACCTGTCTGTAAGTCGTGTAATTGCCGGAAGCATGACAGACGGACACACCTGTTATGATCTTGAGCTTAGATACCTCGACAATCACCGGCTGGGCCGCGGGCCGCCCCGGCGAGCGGCCGCAATTTGGCGAGCGCCACTTCGGCAGCGGCCGGTCGAACGGCGAGGTGCTGTGCCTGTTCCGGCACTGGCTCAACGCGCGCTGCGACGAGCTGCGGCCGACCTCGATCTGGGTCGAGGCGCCTTATGTGCCGTCGAGGTTCAGCCCCGGACCGCCGATGAACGCGCTGACGATGCGGCGGCTGCTGGCGATGGCGGTCGAGGCCGAGGCGGTCGCCTGGGAGCGCCGCATCGAATACCACGAGCCGACGATCGGGGAGATCGCGAAATTCTTTCTGGGCAACGCGCGCCAGGGCGGCCGGGCGAATAAAAAGGCCGCGACCATCAAAATGTGCAGCATTTACGGCTGGGATACGACCAGCGACAACGCGGCCGACGCGCTGGCGCTCTGGCACTACGCCGAATTTAATCTCGCGCCGCAAATTGCCTCGCAGCGCCTCGCCGGCGCCAAGCGGGAATTACCGCTGCACGGCACTCTCACCCCACAAAAGACGGAAGCCCCGAGGGGACAAACCTCGGGGCTTCCTGATGCGGCACCGAACCACGGGAATAGCCAATGCCAAACGAGAATGATTATTTAGTTACGTCTGCCGATACACGCAAGAAAAAAAAGCGTGCGACTTCGGGGGATTTTCAGCCACTCGGCGCGATCGCCGAGCGGCTCGCAAAGAGCCACCAGTGGTGGAAGACCCCTCGCCGGCGGGCGATCGGTTCAGCTGCGATCAACCACCAGCGCGAGGTGGCGACGGAAATCGTCGACCTGACGCTCGACATCCTCGCCGACCCCGACGATGAAATGCTGGCCGCCGGCGCCGAGGAACTCGCCCACGCGTTGCCGGCCGAAGCCAAGCCCACTTACCGGCGCGACCTGGCCGGCGTCATCTGGCGCGCGATGCTGCACCGGGCGCGGACATGATCGCTGAGAGCGACATTGCTGCCGCGCGGGCCCGCTTCGACCTGATCGGGGCGGACGTGGCCTTGAAGCGCAGCGGCCGCGAGCTGGTGGGGCTCTGCCCGTTCCACAGCGAGAAAACCCCGAGCTTCTATGTCGTGCCGGACAAGGGGTTTTATCACTGCTACGGCTGCGGCGCGCACGGCACCACGATCGACTACATCATGCGGGTTCGCGGGCTCGGCTTCATCGAGGCGGTGACCGAGATCCTCGGGCTGCCGGCGCAGCGCGCGAAGGAAGCGGCCCCCGCCGCAGTTGTACGAAACGACCGGACAACTGACGAGCACGACGCCGAGCGGGTGCGCGAGATCCTGGCCGGCTGCGGGCCGGTGGTGGTCGGGACCGCGGCGCACCTCTACCTGACGCTGCGCCGTCTCAAGTCCGATCAGCCGGCGCTGCTGGCCCACCAGGCGCTCTACTGCCACGAGACGCGCGGTCCGCTGCCGGCGCTCGTCGCGCCGCTCACCAACAGCGCCGGCGAGGTCAGCGCGGTGCAGCGGATCTGGTGCTTGCCCCGCATCGAATACGTCTACGGGGTAGGCCCGCGCGACAGCCGGGCGCCGCTCAAGGTCCGCAAGAAAACCCTCGGCCACATGGGCGACGGCGCGGTGCAGCTCAAGCCGCCGAGCGGGCCGCTGCTCGGCCTGGCCGAGGGCGTCGAGACGGCGATCGCCGCGATGCGGCTATACCGGATCGCGGTCTGGGCGGTCTGCGGCGCCGCGCGTCTCGGACACGTCTGGATCCCGGGGACTGTCAACGAGGTCCTGATCTTTGGCGACAACGGCGACACCGGGCACGAGCTCGCCGAGCGCGCCGTCGGCCTGCATGAAAGCCGCGGGCTGGCGTGCTCCGCGATTTACCCGAAACCGCAATATGGCGACTTCGCCGACGAGCTGATCGGGTGGCGGCCGTGAAGGCGCGGCCGCGCGCCGAGCCGGGCGAGCGTTTCGACATCGCCGTCGAACATGCCATGTGGGCGATCTCGTCCGGGTTTACTCCCCGCGAGGTGATCCTGTCGCTCAACCAGGCTCTCCCGGTCGACCCGAGCTGGTCCGATGCGATTTATGCCCTGGTCTATGCACAGGTCGCGATGGAGCGGCAGGCAATGTCGCTGGTGCTGCGGAGGACCGCATGAGCGACCCCCGCGATCCCCGCGACGACAACGTCTATGACATTGGATCGGCGCGGGCGCGCAAGGCGCCGATCGATCCCTTCCTGCCATTCTTTGCCTCGCAGCTTGAAGGGTACACCCCCCAGCCTCGGGAATGGATTGTCGACGGCGTATTGCTGCGCAAGACCATCTGCCTGTTCGCCGGGCCGCCGAAGATCGGGAAATCGCTACTCCTGCAGCAGCTCTTGACCTCGGTCGCCACCGGGCTCTCCTGGCTCGGCCGCGAGACGGTGCGCTGCCGCGCCTTCGGGCTTTTCACCGAGGATCCCGAGGACGAACTGCGCCGGCGGCAGCTCGACATCAACGCGCTGGTCGACCGCTCGCCGGCGGACTTCGAGCTCGACCTCAGCTGGGACGCGCGCGAGGGCAAGGATGCGCTGCTGGTCGAATATGAGCGCTTCAGCGACCGGCCGAAATTCACGCCGCTCTGGTATCAGCTCTGGGACTTCGTGCGCGACGAGGGCGTCCAGGTGATCGGCATCGACACCGCGGCGGTGGTGTTCGGCGGCAACGAGAATTACCGCGGCCAGGTGACCAGCTTCATGCGCGAGCTTGTCAAGCAGGCGATCGCCGTCAACGGCGCGATCGTCCTGACCGCGCACCCATCGAAGACCGGTCCCAACAGCTATTCGGGCTCGACCGCCTGGCTCGGCTCGGCACGCTTCGCCCTGTCGCTCGGCCGCCCGAATGACTATGACGCCGATCTCGGCCCGCACCATCAGCGAGTGCTGCGCGGCCTCGGCGCCAATTACGGCGCCGGGCTGGTCGCGGAACGAATCGAATACCAGGACGGCGTTTTCGTCGCCTCCGACCCCGAGATCCGGCAAGGCAAGAGCGGACCGCTGACGACGCAGGAGCGGCTCGACCTGCGCTACCGAATGCTGATGGGGTTGAAGCGCGTGCTGCACAACGGCGCCAAGGTGCCGGCCGACACGATGTCGCCGATGTCGATGCCGAGCCGCGCCCGCCGCTCGCCCGACCCGCTCATCAACCGGGTGCCGCTCAACGACCTCTACCAGGCGCAGGACGACTTGATCGAGGCCGGCCAGGTGGTGCGCGTCGATGTCGGCCGCAAGATGCTGCTGCGCCCGGCCGAGGGCCCGTTTTACGACGGGGAGCAGCCGTGGATACCGGCTGTCGCGCCCGGCAGCGAGGCGGCGCAATGAAAATCCTACCGCGCGCGCCGCTGCCGCTGCATTGCCCCCATTGCAACTGCCGCATGGTGCGCCGCGGACCGCCCGGGGTTCGGCTGGGTCACGACCAGGCGCCGACGCGCGATCATATCCGCCCGATCGCCTGGGGCGGCGCAGACACGCCCGATAACCTTCGCTGGTGCTGCAAGCGCTGCAACGAGGACAGGGGTCTCTGCGGGCATTGCGTCGGCGTTCTAGCCTGCGTCATGACCGTGAAGCGCTCTATCGGACGCAGCGCGCGCCACGTCATCAAACGCTGGCGTCTTCGGATGCCGGTGCGACCGCGGCCGCCTTGGCCCCGGGCTGGCGACAACCCTCACCTGGCACAAGGAGGGACCAATGGCGAATATCAAACCTGATCCGCGTGAGAAGCTGCCGAAGATTGTCCCGGGGCGCTCCGACGGCTGGCTACGGCGTAATGGCGAGGGCCGCTTTGTGCGTCGCCTACGCGCCACCAATCGCCGGGAAGGCGGCAAGCGCGCGAACCTGTTGAAGACCGTGAAATAGCAGAAAACGACTCGGCGCCGAGACGGGGCAGAACTCACCTGCGGCGTCGGGAATTTAGGTGGCAAAGGGCTCCAAGTCACCGAGGGCGGCCTTGGCCGGATGCCCGGGAGACATGACGCAGTTAGCGGACGCAGGGCCGGCTTGCCGAACCCTCCGCTTGGCGGCATCAAATCCGGCAGTGGAAAGAGCATCTCGCGCTCTGTCCATAGGCCGCCGCCCGTCGGCTGGCCGCTGCTTTGGCTGAGCTGACGGGGAGGCGGCCTGTGGGCAAAGCGGATCTGCTTTCAAGGTTAGATCGTCTTCCAGGACGATTGCCTTCGAGGTCAGATAGCAAGGAATAAGCATAAACCCAGCCTGTGGAATCATTGTGGAACGCGCTTGCGCGCGCGAGCCGGCCGGGCACAGGCTCGGTGCAATCGTTGTTTCACATGAAACAACAATCGCGACCACGAGCGGACTAAGAACGGATGCCCCGCGCCGCGATTTTTTTTTCGCTTGCGCGGCTGCGAGCCGCTCGGGCATTGTTGCGCCGAATGCAACTCTTGCGGAGCCTGAGAAATGGCCGGCAGCGTCAACAAGGTGATCATCCTCGGTCGCGTCGGAAAAGACCCCGAAATCCGCTCTACCAACAGCGGCTCGAAGATCGCGAATTTCAGCGTCGCGACCTCGGAAAACTGGCGCGACAAGCACTCGGGCGAGAAAAAGGAAAAAACCGAGTGGCACCGGATCTCGGTATTCCCCGAAAATACCGTGAGGGTCGTCGAGGACTATGTCCGCAAGGGCGACCTCATCCTGGTCGAGGGCCAGATCGAAACCCGGAAATGGACCGACCAGGGCGGCGTCGAGCGTTATTCCACCGAAATCATCGTCACCGGCTTTAAGGGGTCGGTGACCTTGATCGGCAAGACCGACAACAGTGGGCGTAACTCTGGCGGCGGTCGGATGTCCGATCGGGAGGTCGAGGAGCGCGCTGGGGGGACCCCGCAGCGCGGCAGTCGCGACGAGATCGACGACGAGATCCCCTTTGTCACCAGCGATATGTCGGCTGAGCCCTATCTCAGCAAACAGCGGCCGGTCCTATGAGCGAGGAAATCTGGCGCGAAATCCCGTCGCTTCCCGAATATGAAGCAAGTTCCTGGGGGCGCGTTCGGCGCATTCCCTATGAGGCGCCGATGCCGAAGGGCGGGACGCGCATTTACGGCGGAAAGCCCTGGCGAGGCACCTGCACGGTCGACGATCCGCGACTGCTGATCGTTTTTCGCGGCAAGAGCTATCGCGTCTCTAAGCTGGTCTGTGAAGCATTCAACGGGCCTAAGCCGTTTCCGCGTGCGGTAGCGATGCACGCCGATGACGATGTGCAAAACAACCAGCCCGGAAATCTAATCTGGGGGACACAAAAGGAAAATTTGAACGCGCCGGCTTTCCTGGTGCATTGCCGATCGCGCATCTATGAACACAGTGGGCACGCGATCCATCGAAGCAGGGCCGCCGCCTGATGCCCGACGCGGTCACGATCAGCCGCACTGACGTCCTGCGCTGCAATCGGCTGCGCGGTCTGAGCGTGGCGACCTGCAGCTGCCGCACCGGACCCGACACGCCGGATAATCACGCCGGCTGGCTCGAGTGCCCGCCTGGCGCGCGCGGTGTCTTGGAAAACTGGCTCATCGAGGAATGTAGAAGCCTCGCGAAGCCCGTTGTGCTGGCGACCGCCTTCATCACCCCGCGCCCGCCCAAGGGCAACGAGCGGCCGTTGGCGCAATACACCGGCGAGCACTGCGATAATTGCGGCGGCCTGGAAATGGTGCGGACGGGCGCCTGCTCAACCTGCCAGCAATGCGGCACCAGCGGCGGGTGCGGGTGATCCAATGGCTGAGCCCGGTCAAACCGTGCTGCGGGTGGTCAACCGGATCGACGGGGTGCCGACCCCGGCCGACGGCGGATACATCGTCGAATACGATCCGCGGCTGGGCTGGGAGCCCAGCTGGCAGGCGGGGTCACCTTGGGACATATATTGGGCGGGCGGTTATGACCGCCGGTTCAAGCTGGTCACCTCGGCCGACATCAAAAAGGCGCGCGGCTTCCCGAGCCTCGTGGAGGCGCTCGAATACTGGCGCCAGGTCTGCCCGAATGAGCCGCGGCGCCCTGACGGCCGGCCTAATCGCCCGCTGACCGCCTTCACCTGTGAGGTGGCGCGAGCATGACCTACATCGAGAGAAGCAGCGTTCCGTGCAATGGGTGCACGGCTTGTTGCCAGGGCGAGCTCGTCGTGCTCGACCCCGAAGCTGGTGATGACCCCGCGCTGTATCTGACGCGGCAGTCGGCGGACGGTGCCCATCACGCGCTTCAACAAAAAGCGAATGGCGACTGCGTCTATCTCGGCCCCAGCGGCTGCTCGATCTGGGCGCGCGCACCGGCAATGTGCCGAACCTTCGACTGTCGCAAGTTCTTCCTCCGGTTTAACCGAGCGGCGCGCCGGCGCATGAAGGACGGGAAGGATATTTTCGACGCGGGTCGCGCTCGATTGGGCTCGCTGCAATGACCGAGCCGGTGTTCTTTGTCGTGGAGCGGTGCCCTGGCGGCGAGACGGCGGCGATCTACCACGAGCGGCTGCCCGAACGGCTGACGCGCAAGACCGCCACACCGCTGGTCTATGCGCTGCGCCTCGACCGGCTGGCGGGCGGTGAGCATTGGGCCAAGCTGACGATGGTGGCGCTCTATGCTCATTACTGCTGGCTGCGTGATGCCGGCAAGCTGCCGCCGGCGAACCTCGCCGATCCGCCGCGCGCAAAGGGCGAGCAGGGCGTCACGCGCGGCGAATACTGGACTCCGCCGGCGCGCGCCTGGCCGGAACGCCCGGCCGATCCATTCCCGGCCCCGAGCGATCTCGCGCTGAAGCCTGATGCCGTCGCCTTCATCAGATCGGGGGAGCACTACGAGCGTGCGGCTACCGCCCCCGATCCGCGGCCGTCGCCTTCCAGAGAGGATGACGGCCGCGGCATCTTTCTGGGCCTGACATGAGCGGCTGGATCGATCCGCTCGGCGTGCGCGCCCTCTATCGCTTCGTCCAGGCGGAGCAGCTGCGGCTGCTGGGGCTGATAGCGGAGCAGGGCCGATTACACCCCGACGGCCGCCGGGTGGCGCGATACCGGGCGCGCTACGCGCAGCTTTGCCGAGTGCAAGCGCTGATCCAGGGCGTCGAGCGCCCGGGACTCGAACTGCGCCCGCACAAGGCGCTGGTCAACCAGCACCCCGATCGCCCTGACCTGATCCGCGCGATCGACGGGCACTATCACAGCTTCCTCCACGATTACGACTTGCGGCAGCGGGAGGCGCGTCAGCCATGAGCGCGGACCCGCTGCTCGACCGCATCCTCTACGACTGCAAGCTGTCGGGCGGCACCATGCCGATCTGCATCGTGGTCAAAGACGAGGCTGAAAAGGCGCGCGGCCTGGCGCTAGGCCGCCACAACAACCGGACGATCACCTTCGCGAGCGAAGCCGAAGTCCCGAGAGTGCGGCCATCATGAAAACCGTAATTGTTGCCTTTGCCGCGTTTGCCGCCATTGCGCCAGCTCAGGCCGAAGTCAATCTCGATCAAGCACAAGCTTACCTCGCCGTTCTCGATGCAGCCCTTGCGGCGGCAGCGGTTGCGCAACAACAGGCGCACGCAACGCTGGAACGGCTGCCACTGGATGATCCGTTACGCCCACCACTGATTGCCCTTCAGAAAGGCAACGACAACACCTTTGAGCTGCTTAAAGCTCTTTCAGTCGCTGTTCACAGAAGTTGGGAAAGTAAATGATCGCGCTGTCACGAGGGACCGGCTGGCGCCGGCAGCGACCCGATCACCGCGACCGGCTCTACTCCGCGCCGGCGCCGGTGCTGCGCCAGCTGCCGGCGGTCGTCGACTTGCGGCACTCGGGGTTCTCAATGCCGGTCTACGATCAACTGGCTACCTCGTCCTGCACGGGCAACGGCCCTGGCGCGCTCGTGCACTTCTGCCTGATCAAAGAGGGGCTGGCGACACCGCAGCAAGTCCCGTCGCGGCTTTTCGCCTATTACAACGGGCGCGAGATCACCGGCGACACCACGATCGACGGCGGCGCCGAGATTCGCGACGTCATCAAGGGCCTCGTCACGCATGGCATCTGCTTCGAGTGCGGGCCCGATGGAGCCGTGCGGCCGGAGGACTGGCCCTTCGACCCGCGCGCGGTGCTGACGAAGCCGCCGCAGGCCTGCTACGACGCCGCGCTCAAAGACCGGGCGCTCGAATACCAGGCGGTCCCGCAGGTCATCAACCAGCTGCGCGCGTGCCTGGCCGACGGCTTTCCCTTCACGTTCGGGATGAACGTCTTCGCCGAGTTCGACGGGCAAGAGGTCGACCAGACCGGCAGGCTGCCGATGCCGGGACCCAATGAGGCGAGCGCATCCGGCCACTGCGTCGATGCCTGGGGCTTCGATGACACCAATCGCTGTTTTCTGATCCGCAACAGTTGGGGTCCGCTTTGGTCCAAGTCGATGAAGGGGTTTTTCTTGATTCCGTATGAATATGTGATTGACCCAAACCTGAGCTCGGATTTCTGGACTATTAGGACCGTTGGCGCATGAGCGCGAATTTAGCCGTCATCTGCCCGCTGACCGGACAGCCGTGCCCCCGCGGCTGCCCCCGCCGGCGCGGTGAATGAGCAAAATGGGTCCGCTCGGTGCGGCCCGAGATATGGCTCACCGGCGCGAAGATAGAGCGCGGCGCCGAAAATTTGGCGGTTGCCTGGTGTCGCTGATCCTCTTGCCGTCGCTGTTTCTGCTCGGCGGCTGCGGGATGTTTGTGATGGGGGTCTCCGCCGCCGGCGGCCTGGTGACGTTCGCCAAGGATGTGCTCGATCTCGATGTTGCTTGGCATCAGCGCACGCCCAACAAGACGCCGATCGACAAGGCGCTGCTGCCCATGTTGGAGATCCCGAAATGAGCGACACGCTGCAACGGCTATGCAAATGGCGGGCGATCTTCGCCGGCTGGCAGCTCGGGACCCGCGTCAAGGAAGACCCGGAAGCGCAGGCGGTGCGCGACCAACGCGAGCTGACGCTGCTGTTGCGGGCCGAGCTCAGTGCGCTCACCGCGCTGCTGATCGAAAAAGGCATCATCGGCCAGGAGCAATTCGCCGCGCAGATCGATCGCGAGGCGGAACTCCTGATGGCTTCGCTGGAAAGGCGGTTCCCCGGCGCCAGGGCTCAGCTGGACGGTATGCACCTGAGCCGCGAGGCTTTCGTCTGGATGCGGAATTTCCCGCCGTGACAAACCCGCGGATCGTCGAATGCGACGCCTGTCAGGGCGAGCGCGGCTTCGAGCATGTGACCGGCTACGATCCGCGCGACGGCAGCCTGACCGGCTGGATTGAGCCGTGCGATGCTTGCGCTGGGAGGGGCGTCGTCGTGCTCGAGGCCGAATTGATCGAGCAAGAGGATTTGGACAATCAAAGCGCGGCGTAAATCAGGCCGGCCAGGACGAGCAGCCAGAAGACCCGCGAGCGCACGATCAGAAAAATGATCAGGATCGCGACGAGCGTGCCGATCATTCGGCGTCTTCCTCGCGCGGCCGCTGCACCGCGCCGGCGCCGCTCTCGGCATGGACGCTCCGGTCGGTGTACCCGAAGGGGAACCGGAAAAGCGGGTCGAGGATGCACCAAAGATGAAATTGGTTGGCGGTGTCGACGAGCCGACTTTCCGCGGGGTAGAGCTCGATCGCCTCGCACTCGGGGCCGACCAGCTGGTTTTTGATGCGCTGAAAATCGCGCCAGTCGCGCGCCGCGCCGCGATCGAGGCGGCGGATCGACAACTGCACGATCGGCGTGTTGCGCCCGTTTAGCGTCAGCGGAGGCCAGCGGATGACGTGCGCCTGATATCGATCGTTTTTCCAGACCTCGGACGCCTTCTGCGCGCTGCGCGCGATCATTCCGCGGATCTGCGCGTCGTCGAGGTCGGGCGCGACCTGGCGACAATGGGCGACCATGTTCTCGATCTGAGCCGGGGTCCGCGGGTCGAGGGTGGCGCGCCGCATCGGCAGCCACCCTCCCTGCGCCTTCAAGGCGCGTCGCTCGCTCCGGTTCATCGCGCGGGCGCCGGCGGGATCGCCATCAGCACCGTCTCGCCCTGCGACAGCTTCACCTCGCAATCAAGATAGCGACCAAGCGCCAGCTCAAATGCGCGATGCGCCTCGGGAAGATGATCGAAGCCCTGGCGCAGCACCTCCTCGGGGCTGCGCGCGATCGCAATCTCGAATTTCATCGCTGCGCCTCGACCAGCGTAGTCGCAATGTCGAGCGCGACGTGGAAGGGCGACGGGATTACCGACGTGCGCAGATAGCGCCATTGTTGCGGGCGCGGCTCGGCGCCGGGGGCGATCCCGCGCGCGTCGTCGACGAGCACGCGCCGATAGAAGGCGACGGCCGCGCCGTCGTCGGTCGCGGAGACGATCGCGCGATGTGAGCCGTCGCTTGAAAGTATGGTCAAAAAATCATGGGGCATTTGAGCCGGTCCCTGTTGGGGGCGCGCGTTGCGCCCTACGAAACATAGTGCGCGAGCGCGCGGGATGGCAGGAAAAATTGCATCAAATCCTGGGCACGCAGGGCGCGATCCCGGCGCGGCAAATGCGCGGATCCTCGCTTGTGCGCGGGACGCGAAATTCGACCTGGGCGGGACAGCCGGGGCGCGCCCCGTCTTAACCACGTATCTCCTTGACACGCTTTTTGCGGGACAAAAGGGGTTCAAAACCATGACCGCGCCCCGACGTGCTGGTATAGCGCCCAGCGCGGACCCGTCTAGGAACCCACGGCCCGCGTTTTCCCAGCATCTCGCGCGAAGATGGGCCCGCGACAGCCCCCTCTCGCGCGCCGGCTGCACCCTTGGATCACACGGCGCGCGCTCGCTCGCGAGGCGCGCGCGTCATGCAACCAGCGCAGGGCGGGTCCATCCTTGCTTGGGGCATTTCCTGCGCTATATCTTGGGGTGTCGAAACGCAAGCAAAGCTGGGGGCGAACTAGCAGACGGGAGGGCCCCAGCCTCCCATTCGATGACGATCGATCGGGCGATCATTCCCGAAAAGACTCGGCAGTCACGGTCCACCCGTCCAGCGGTTCAACCCCGCACCCTCAGCGACGAGCCCGTCAGTAGCGCGCCCCCTGGACGTGAAATTCGTCAGGGCGGAAACAAAGCTCTACCCCGATCGCCACGGCCGTCGGGGACGAAAACCCGAAAACCCGATAGGAAGAATTAAGCAAAGCCTGATAAGGCAAAAATCTGGCGCATCAGGCGACCACCCTCCGCCCCTCGCCGACCGCGTTGCGATTGTCGGCAGGGCTCGACCCTTCGCCCTCGCGGGCAAGCGACGCGGTCCAAATCGCGAGGGACACCACCCCAACCCTAAGACGCTATCGACGCGCCCTCGTCCGCGAGGGCGACTCGATGCCGCCTTTCGGCATTGCTCGACGCCGGGCTGAAAAACCCGCGCCGAGCCCCCCAAACAGGAGATCCCAGTGAAACCCTCAGAAGTTGCCCAATCGCTCGAATTGCTGATCGGGATCGACCGGCCGGCCTTTCTCGTGGGCCCCGCCGGAATCTACAAATCGTCGGTTGTCGCGCAGGTCGCGCAAAAGCTCGATCGTCAGCTTATCGACGTTCGAGCAGTCCTGCTCGACGCGGTCGATCTGCGCGGGTTGCCCCACGTCAACGGCGACGGGCGCGCCCATTGGGCGACCCCCGATTTCTTGCCGCGCGACGGCGAGGGCGTCTTGTTCCTCGACGAATTGAACCGCGCCCCGCCCCTCGTGCAGAATGCGTGTTTGCAGCTGAGCCTTGAACGGCGCATCGGCGAATATGAGCTGCCCGCGGGCTGGGCTGTCGTCGCGGCCGGCAACCCCGACACCTCGCGCGGTGTCACGCGCATGAGCGAAGCGCTCGCCAGCCGGTTCGTTCACCTCAGCTGCGAAGTTGACGTGAACGATTGGTGCCGCTGGGCGGTCAGTCACAACGTCCGCCCCGAGGTCATCGCGTTCGCGCGTTTCCGCCCCGAGCTCTTGCACAACTACGATCCTCGGGCGACCGAGAAATCGTTTCCGTGCCCGCGCTCCTGGGCCTTCGTCTCGCAGATCCTCGACGCGATGCCCGCGTATGAAATCGAACATTCGCTCTATCAGGGCACCGTCGGCGAGGGCGCTGCCGGCGAATTCATGGCGTTCCTCAACATCTATCGGAAGCTGCCAAGCCTCGACGGGATCCTGCTCAACCCAGGTAAAGCCAAAGTCCCCGAGAAGCCGAGCGTGCTTTACGCAGTGGCAGCCGGCCTCGCTCGCAAAGCAACCGAGCAGAATTTCGATCGCGTGATCCAATACGTCGATCGGATGCCGAAGGAATGGGGCGTCTATTGCGTCAAAGACGCGACGGGACGCGACGAGCAGCTTTGCTCGACCCCCGCGTTTATCAAGTTCGGCTCGGAAAACGCCGACATCATGGGCTGAAAAAGCGGGGCGGCTGAAACCGCCCCGCCCCCCGCCCCCCCAAACAGGAGTTGTCACATGGCTAACACGATCACCGAAAAAGCAATGCTCGCGAAGCTGAACATCAGCCAGTGGGCCGCTTCCAAGCATGACAAGGCGATCACCGAGGAAGTCGCGAAGCAACACGGCAGCGACCCCTCGATGGGCCGCTACTCCAAGCGGCTGATCGCCAAGACCGCGCTCGACGACATCCGCGGCATCGCGATCCAGGCGCGTCATCACCACTACGAAAACACGCTGCCCTGGCTCGACGACGGCGCGCGCATCCTGCCCGCCGGCAACTACTTCGATTACATGGCGGCGCAGCGCGACTTGCAGCACAAATTCGAGACTGCGGTCGTCGACTTCGTCAGCGTGTACCCGCAGCTGGTCGAGCACGCGAAGGCCTCGCTCAACGGGCTATTCGTGCCCGCGGATTACCCGACGCCCTCCGACATCGGCAGCAAATTCGCCTTCGACGTCTCGATGACGCCGATGCCCGACGCTGATGACTTCCGCGTCAATCTCGGCGACGCCGAGCAGTCGCGGATCAGGGCCGACATCGAAAGCCGCGTGAACGGCGCGGTCGAGGGGGCCATGAGCGATCTGTGGACCCGCATCCATGACGCCGTCTCGAAGATGGCCGAACGGCTGCGCGCCTACGAGGTCGACCCCGATGGCAAGGTGATCAGCACGTTTCGCGACTCGCTGGTGACCAACATGCGCGATCTCTGCGAAATGCTGCCCAAGCTGAATTTCGCATCCTCGAATTCGCTTGAGAAAATGCGCAGCCGGCTCGCCGCCGAACTCTGCGAATTCGACGCGCCGGTGCTGCGCAGCGACGCAGCCAAGCGCGAGGAAATCGCGGCCAAAGCCGAGGCGATCCTCGCCGAGGTGTCGGACTTCATCTGATGCGACCCCCGCCTGACGATGGCCCCATGATAGGGGCCGAAAACGCCGCCCTCCACCAGCGGCGTTCGCGGAAATCACCCCGATTTTCCCCAACAAACAGGAACAGGAAAATGGACGTTGGAAAACTGATGATCCAGGCTCGCACGAGTCTGGTTTTGACCCAGCCGTTTTTCGGCGCGCTGTCGCTTCGCTTGAAGCTGCTCGCGGCCGAAATCCCGACCCTCAGCGTCGACGGGAAGACGCTGCGCTACAACCCCGACTTTGTCGCCAAGCTGACGTTTCAACAGCTGGTCGGGGTGATCGCCCACGAGGTCATGCACTGCGCCTTGGCGCATCATGCCCGACGCGGCGGGCGCGACCCGCGCACCTTCAATGAGGCGTGCGACTACGCGATCAACCCCATGATCGTCGCAGCCGGGATGCAGCTGCCCGACGGCCTGCTGAATGACCCGGCCTTCGCCGGCAAGTCGGCCGAGGAAATCTATGGCGTGCTGTGGGCGCGCAAGCGCCAGCAACAGCCGCAGCCCGACGCTGACGACGACAAGCCCGGGCAGTTCGAGGCCGACGTCGGGAATTGCGGGTCCTTCTGCGACAGCGTTGACGACCAGGGCAAGCAACAGTCCCCGGCCGAGCGCCAGCATGAGGAACGCGAATGGAAGACAGCGGGCGCCGAGGCGATCGCCGTCGCCAAGCGCGCGGGCAACGTGCCCGGCAGTCTCGTCGAAATGTTCGACAAGCTGCGCGCCCCTCGCGTCGACTGGCGCGAGCAGTTGCGGCGCTTCGTCGGGGCCAGCGCCAAGCAAGATTACAGCTGGACCCCGCCCAATCGTCGCTACGTGGCCGCTGGCCTCTATCTGCCATCGGTGCGCAGCGACAGCGTGGGCGAGATCGTTTTCGCGATCGATACCTCGGGAAGCATGAATGAGGAGGCGCTTCAAAGCGCGGTCGACGAATTGAATTCAATCCTCGTCGACGTCGAGCCCGAGCGGGTGCACGTCATCCATTGCGACACGATGATCCATCAGGTCGACGTCCACGAAGCGGGCGACTACCCGATCAAGGTCGAGGCGAAGGGCCGCGGCGGGACGCTGTTTGCCCCGGTGTTCGATTGGATCGCAGAGCAGGAATTCACGCCGGCCTGCGTCGTCTACTTCACCGATCTGGAGTGTGGGCACTACGGCACCGAGCCCGCTTGCCCGGTGCTTTGGGCGACCGTCTCTCCCGGCGACGCGCCGCCCTTCGGCGAAGTGATCAACGTCACTGACTAACCCGCCTGACGAGGCCCTGTGATAGGGGCCGAAAGCCGCGCCCTTCCCATCCGGGGCGCGCTAGCGGAAATCCACCCGCATCAAACAGGAAACAGGAAAATGGACGACGACCAGAAGGACGACGCCCGCGCACTCGCAGTTATCGAATTGGCCCGAGCCAAATATCATCGCGACGGTGAAGTCGAGATCGATGGGGGCACGATCAGCGAGGGTGACGATAACGGGGCCTATGTTCAAGCGTGGGTCTGGGTCGGCTTCGCGGGGACCCCCTTCGACAAGGGAAATAGAGCCATGACGCGCGGAGGTGAGCTGTGGCCTATGTGGCGCGACGACCTCGCGCCGGACAACGAGGCGGCCGGCGGTTGCTGAAACAACCCCGGCCGCCGCCCCGGCCACCGATCGCGAACAGGAAACGCGACGGCGCCAGCGGGGCTTAAACATGGGAAGGCAGGACGATGACACCAAGCGAATTGAAAGAATGGCGCGCGGGGATGGGCTGGTCGCAACAGAAGGCGGCCGAGCACCTCGACGTCGCGCTGCGAACCTATAAGGGCTACGAATGGGGGACGCGCAGCAGCGGTGGCACCGAACTCGCGGTCCCCAGGTCGATCGCGCTCGCGGCGCTGGCGCTGCGCTTTGCGCGCGACGTGCTGCTCCAAGAGCAACGAGAGGGAGGCTCCAATGGATAAGCCGCCGATCAACGCCCGCTTCCCGCTCATCGTGGTGAAGCGGGGATTTTATGACCAGTTCGAGGCGGGGACGAAGACGGTCGAGCGACGCTTGCACCGTCCGCCCTTCACCCAGCGCGCGTTCTACCCCGGGCGCTGGGTGCGGCTCGCCTACAACTTCAACGTCGCGAAGACCCCCTCGCTGATCGCGAAGGTGACCAGCTTCGAGGTCGTCGCCGCGCGCGACGCCCTCGGCTGGGTCGAATTGATCTCGATCTACCCGCAGCTGATGATCGCCGACCCTGACACCGAGATCGCGCTGATCACCCTCGCTATCCAGCGGGGCGCAGGGGACGCGCTGGCGACGGGTGTTTCGACCCCGCGCTAGTGCTACAGCGCCCGACCCTGCCCTATCGCCAGCGACCGTCCCTGCCCGTCCTCCCTCCCCCCTCGCGGGGGGAGGATTTTTCGCTTGGGCAAAGCGTTCACGTTTCCTCCCGCCCCGCAGGGAACGCCCCAGGCGGCCCCAGGCGAGCGTCCCGATCGGGTGCAACGGGACTAGCGTCGAGGGTCGGTCCCCCTCGCTGGCGACGTCGGCCCGCGACGGGCGAAACGGGTTAACCCGCTTCGGGCCTCAGCGCAGCGCGTCGAGCGCGCCCCTGATCAAACCCGCGCGCGGTTGCGACGTTGTTGCGCGGGCCTCGCGCCCCAGCTGCTCGAGGTGATGATCATCGAGGGCCAGTGCCCCGGCGCCCATGATCAGCGCGTCGACCCAGCTGTCGTCGTGTCGATGTGTCAGCACTTCGTCGTCAGCGTCAAAGCGCGGTGGCGCCGCCTTTGGCGCCTCCGGTGGGTGCGCGTCGGTTTTCAAAGAGGGCCCCGACGCGCTCGGGACGCTGCGTCGAGGGCGACCCGGCCGGCGCGATGTAAGCGAAAGCCGCGGAGACGCGGGTGGCGGAGAATTTGCCCTGGTGCTTTTTGAAGCCGGGATCCGCCCGTCGCCCGCCGGGGCTTTGCGTACCATGTCGCATCAACCTCCACCGCGGCGAAGCCGCTTTCTGGGCGATGATCGCCGGGTGCGAGGTCACCGCATGAAATCGCCACCCCCGCTCCCAGAGGTGTTGCCCGAGCCATTCGGTCAGCGCGCGCGATAGGCCCAGCCCTTGATTGTCCGGCAGCACGACGGTGCGATGCTCCGCGAAAATGTTGCGCGCCGTTGGGTGAGGAAATTTGGCCGCGGCTGAAAAGGCGACGCAGCGGCCCTCGACGAACCCGCCGACGCACAGCGCGCCAGGCGAAAGACGCGAGCTTAGATAATGATGCGGTGCAAAAATTGGCCAGATTTCTCGACCCACTGAGCGGATTTCAAAGGCAATGTCTGGTCGTCGTTGAACTGACCTCGCTTCGAACGCGCCCAAATGCGGTTCGTAAATCCAGTCGGGTTGAATCCAGGGGATGACATCGTAGTGGCAAGAGATCGCGATCAGCCGGCGCTTGGCGCGACGCACCGCTTTCTGAACCGAATGCGAGGCGATCTTGGCAACCTGGCGGTCGACGACGCTGGTGAATTCGTCGACCACGAGGAGATCGGAAGTCTCAGCCAGCCCCCGCGCCATCGTTACCCGGAATTGTTCACCATTGCTGAGAGTGTGAAAGGGACGAAGCCAGGCTGGCGGCGAGCCGAATCCGACCGCCGTAAGCAAGCCGGTGACCTCCTTGATACCGGCGGTCGGCGGGAAGCCATCGAGGACCGATTGATCCGCCGGCCAGTCGAAAGCCGTCACGAGGTCGGCGCCGAACAATGCGCGCGCGACGCTCGATTTGCCCGACCCCGACGGCCCGACGATAAGGCCGACATTCCAGTCAAGGTCTTCAATCGGCAGCTCGCCGGCGATAACCATTCGACTCTTTTCCTCGGTCGCCATGTCGAACATGCCGGACACCTGAACCACGCGCGGCGTGCGCATGATTGCCGCTTCCAGCGTGATATCGATCTTCACGCCGCTCGCCTGTTGTGTCGCTGTTCCAATGCCGTCGCCCAGCGGCAGTTGGTCGGCTCGTAATTACCGTCAGCGTCCGGCCAGCGATCGAGCGAATGCCGCGGCGACGGTCTGCGACCCATGTCGGCCAAAAAGGCGTTAAAGTCCCGCCAGCGCTCGCAAAACGTTATGCCGCGGGCGCCATAGTTTTTGAAGCCCGTGGCGTTGGGATTTCCGCAACGAGCTTTCATGCTTCGCCAGCTCAGATATTCGGGCGAACCAAATTCTCCGTTGATCGTGCGATGAAGGCACCCGCAGCTCCCGGTGTTCCCGGTTTTTAAATCGCGCCTTCGAACATCCGTTTCGTTGCCGCAGTCGCAGCGGCAACGCCATATTCGACCCGTTGTTGCGCCGCCCGATTTCCAATCGATCGCCACCAGTCGGCCGAAGCGCTGTCCTGTAAGATCGAGCGGCGCCGTCATCCGATGCTCCCCTTCACCTTATGCCCCTCGCGCTCGAGCTGCTCGATCAGCGCGACCTGAGATGCCTCGTCCGGGCAATCGACGATCACCGCCCACGAGGACGGGACCTCCTGCCTGGGCGCGTCGCCCGCCTCGCCTGGTCCCCCGATCCCAAGCCCCTTCAATTCGCCCAGCGAGAAGCCGGTCAGGTCGAGGTCGAAGCCGTCGAGGCTGAGCTCGGCCAGCTCGCTCGTGAGGATCCCCTCATCCCATGAGGCATTGAGCGCCAGCTTGTTGTCGGCGATCACATAGGCGCGGCGCTGTTGCGGGCTCAGGTAGGAGGTGTCAATCGTCGGCACCTCCACCAGGCCCAGACGCCCCGCTGCCAGCACGCGGGCATGACCCGCAGTGATGGTCCCCTCCTCGTCGGCCAGCACCGGCACGGTGAACCCGAATTCCTTTATGCTCGCGGCGATCTGGTCTATTTGCCCGTCGCTGTGCAGCCGGCTGTTGCGCGGAAACGGCTTCAACTCCGAAAGCAATCGCATGACGATCTGCGGCCGCCTGGTGATCAGCGGCGAGCCTGCTGGAGGTGGTGTGACTGCACCTCGACGACGGGCGCGCGGGCGTCGCGCGGTCGTCACCATCGTGGGCGCCACCCGCACCCGGGCGGGTCAGCGCGGCTGGCCCCGGCCCGATCGCAGCGCGGTGAATTGGGTACTCCGCACCCTGGCAAGACCCGTCTAGCAACCATCATCGCTGCGGTGTGGGGTCCTTTCCCGCCCTGATCCTATGGGGGCGCTTCGGTGGGCGGGTAATAGCATGAGTGAGAGATTTTCGACATTGTTTAATCGGCCCCTCGCTGGTAATCCCATGTCTTCGATCGGGCTGGCGTTGCATGGGGCGCAACTTATGCGGGTGGCGAAGACGCCCCCGCGACGATCTCAAGGGCGGGGTGTTTATTACACAGGCCCGTTGACGTGCGAATTCTTTAAGCGCACAAGCCAACATGGCAACGTCGCCTGGAATTGTTTTATATGAGTGAAATTCTCTCCAAATCCCAATACGCCGCGGCGCGCAACGTGACGCCCGGCGCTGTCACCAACTGGATTGCCCGAGGGAAACTCACCCGGCCCGCCTTGCGAAGCGACGGAAAGATCGACGCCAATCTCGCCGACAAGCAGCTCGGGCTCACCCTTGATCCGGTGCGCGCCGCCAGCGCCGGCGATCGCCCACGACAGCGACAGTCACCACCGGATGCCGGCACCGGTTGGTCTGACAACGACAAGGCCTCCCAGCAATTACTTCGAGCGCGCGCAGTCAAAGCCAGCGTCGAGGCCGAGCGCGCGCGTCGCGAGCTCAATGTCGAGCGCGGCAGATATGCGATCAGCAGCGACGTGACCGCCGTCTGGGCGAGGACGCTCGGCGCCTTCCTGCAACGGGTCGAGGAAGGCTTCGCCGACCTGGCGACCGACATTGGTCTTGACCGGGAGCAGTTGACGGGGCTGCGCAAATACTGGCGGGCCCAGCGAGCGGGCGCGGCCGAAGATGCCCGGCAGATCGCGAAGGCGCTGCCAGAATTCGTCGCTGACGAGGCGGCATGAGCGATCTTCCCGCCAACGCCTTTCTCGCCAACCCCGAGCGGCTCGCGGCGGCGGTCGCCGGCGAGGTGTTCGAACCTCCTCCGCCGGTCGACATCAACGCCTGGGCCGAGCGCTATCTTGTCGTCGGCAGCGAATCGCCGTTCCCCGGGAAATACAATCCGGCCCGGTGCCCGTTTTTCTACAGCGTCTTCGAGGCGCTCGGCCCCGAGGACCCTGCGCGGGTAATATCGGTGAAGGCTTCAGCGCAGACCGGCAAGACCTTCCTGGCGCAGGCCTTCATCGGCGCCTATGCCGATCTGGATCCCGGCGCCGCGCTCTATGTGCACCCGACCGAGGCGAACGCGATCCGGTTTGCGCGCATGAAGTGGCGACCATTGATCCGCAACACGCCGCGCCTCGGCGAAATCTTCGACCTGCGTCAGTCGAAAGAGGGCGGCAACAGCACTCTATTCCAGGAGCGGCGCGACGGCCGCGGATCGGTCCTTATCGGCGGCGCGAGCTCGGAAGCATCGCTCTCGATGGTCAGCGTCCCGCGCCAGGTGCAGGACGATCTGTCGAAATGGGAGAACAACACCGCCGGCGATCCCGAGGCGCAGGCCGACAGCCGTTCCAAGGCCTTTGCCGCGGCCAAAATCTTGAAGCTGGGGACCGCGCTCTTGGCGGGGACCTGCCGCATTACCCGCGCTTACGAGGCCGGGACCCAGAACCACTACCATGTGCCGTGCCCGCACTGCGGCCACGAACACCCGCTCGACCCGGACAACTTCATCGCCGCGATCGATGCCGACCATCCTGAGCTCGCGCACTTCACATGCCCGGCCTGTGGCGAGGCGATCGAGGAGCGGCACCGTCGCGACATCGTGGCGCGTGGGTGCTGGGTGACGCACAACCCGGGGGCCTTCGATCAGAGCTTCACGATCTGGGCGGCCTATGCGCCGTTCGAGAGCTGGGAACGGATCGCGCGCAGCTATCTCGCGGCGCTGGGGGACCCGGCCAGCGAACAGACCTGGTGGAACGATACCGGCGGGCGCGCCTACGAACTCCCCGGCGAGGCGCCGCCGTGGGAGGAGCTCAAAAAGCGCGGCGACGCCGGCGGGCGTCTTCTCGGCCAGGTGCCGCATGGCGCATTGATCATGACGCTCGCGCTCGACTGCCAGGACGATTACGTCGACGGCGTCGTCACCGGATGGGGCAGCAACTTGCGGCGCTGGATCGTCGCCCGGGTCCGGGTCGAGGGGCATATCTCGATCCCCGAGACGCGCGCCGAATTGAACCGGTTGGTCGAGTTCGAGTGGCCGACGAGCTCGGGGGCTGGCCGCAAGGTCGACCTTACCGGGGTCGACGCGAACGCCTGGACCGACGACGTCCTCGATTGGGCGAAGGGCTTTCCGAAGACTCGCGTCATCATGCTGCGCGGCGTCCGCGGCGATGCTGCGCCGGCCCTTGCGATCGTGCGGCGCGAGCGGCGCAGCGATGGGCGCCTGGTCAAATACGCCGGCCGGTTCTTCAACGTCGGCGTCAACTCGCTCAAGGGCGGCCTCTACAAGTTCCTGCGCGAGGATCGCCCAGGTGCCCGCGGCTTTGTCGATTTTCCGGCCGGGCTGGACGATGATTTCTACGAGCAGCTGACCTCGGAGAAGCGGACGCCGACCACCAACCGGGCAGGCTTCACGGTGCACGCCTGGATCAAGCCGCGCGGCCAGCGCAACGAGCAGCTCGATGTCGCAGTCTACAGCCAGGCGCTCGCGACCAAGATCGGCTGGCGCGTGATGACGGATGAACATTGGGCCCGGCTCGCCGCCGCGCGCGAGGTCGATGGCGCGACTTCCGACCAGGCCGCCCCCAATGAGTTCTGGGAGCGCGAGGCCGCGCCTGCCGATGCCGGCGAGGTCGTCGTACCGGTGCCGCCGGTCGTCGCTGCCGCCGCGGTGCGCCGCGTGATCCGCAGCAACTTCATGCAGAGGCGCTTCTGATGGCAACCTACAGCCTGGCCCAGCGCGACGCCCTGGCGAACGCCCTGGCGAACGGATACCTGCGGGTGTCGCACGAGGGGCGCAGCGTCGAGTATCGCTCGCTGGCCGATGTCGAGCGGGCGCTGGCGATCGTCGAGGCGGGGCTCATCAATCAGGGGCTCGTCGCCGCTCCGGTACCGGGCCCGGTTCGACGTCTCCGTGTCGTCACCAGGAAGGGGTTACACTGATGCGCAGCCAACGTCCCGCGCGACATCTCCCCAACCAGGTGCGCAGCGGCGGGTTGCGCGCGCGCCTGGCGCAGGCGCTCACCGGCCTCGCCAACGCGGTGCAGCGGGTCGACGGCGGCGATGCCGACGGGGCGAGCGGCCAGGGGCCGGCCTATGGCGAGCGCACCAATCCGAGTTACGAGGGCGCCTCGATGGCGCGCCGGCTGTCGCCTTGGCGGCCGAACCGTACACATATCAACACCGCGCTCGCCGGCGAGGGGCCGCTGCTGCGGGCCCGCACGCGCGCACTGGTCGCCAACGCGCCGCTCGCGTCGAGCCTTTCGGAAACCTTCGTCTCCTACGCGACGGGGCCGGGGATCAAGCCCTCGTCCCTGATCGAGAACGCCGATCAAAAGAAGGCGGTTCAGCAGGCCTGGCGCGACTGGACGGACGAAGCGGACGCCGACGGGCTGACCGATTTCTACGGGCTGCAATCGCTGGCCGCGCGCGCGCTGTTCGACGCCGGCGAGGTCTTTATTCGGATACGGCCGCGCTTCGTGTCGGACGGTCTATCGGTGCCGCTGCAACTGCAGATCATCGAAAGCGAGCAGCTCGACAGCGCCTACACGCTGACCGCCTCCAACGGCAACGTGATCAGGAGCGGGATCGAGTTCGATGCGATCGGCCGCCGGGTCGCCTATCACTTCTGGCAGGTGCACCCCGGCGACTCGACCATTTGGGTCGGCCAGGGCGTCAGGACGAGAGTGCCGGCCTCAAGCGTGCTGCACATCTACAAGCCGCTTCGCCCGGGTCAGATCCGCGGGCGTCCCTGGCTGACCTCGGTCATGGTCAAGCTCTACGATCTGGATCAGTACGACGACGCCGAGCTGTCGCGCAAAAAGGGCGCGGCGATGTTCATGGCCTTCCTGACCAAGGGGGTCAACGCCGATGCGGCGAGCTTGGTCGAGGGAGCGGATGCGCCTGACGACAACGGCACCGCCGACCTGATGATGGAGCCGTCGGTGATGAATATCCTGCCGGACGGCGTCGACGTGAAATTCAACACGCCGGCCGATGTCGGGCCGAATTATGCGGCCTTCCAGGACCGCAACCTCTACACGGCCGTTTCGGCGGCTGGCGGCCTGCCCTATCACGCCGTCACCGGCGATGTGAGCAAGGCGAATTATTCTTCGCTGCGAGCCTCGCTCGTCGAGGTCAAGCGCCGCATCGAGCAGTTCCAGCACGAGACGCTGGTCTACCAGATGTGCCGCCCGGTCTGGTGCGCCTGGCTGCCGCAGGCGGTGCTCGCCGGCGCGATCACCCTGCCGGGCTTCGCCAATCAGAAGCTCCAGGCCGGCTACATGCGCGTCAAATGGATCCCGCCGAAATGGGATTGGGTCGATCCCTTGAAGGACGTGCACGCCGAAAAGGTCGCGGTCGACGCCGGCTTCCAGTCGCGCTCCGATGTCATCGAAAGCCGCGGCGAGGACCCGGAGGAAACCGATGCGCGGATCGCGGCCGACCACAAGCGCGAGGAGCGCCTCGGCCTCTTTTTCCCGGTCGGGTTCTCCAAGTCGCCAGATCCGCTTCAGCCGGGGTCGGACCTTCAGAACGCCGGCGACGCGCCGCCCGCCGACACGCCCCCAGGCGAGCCCGCGCGCGCTGCTAAACCGGCGGCCGAGGCGCAGCCCTATGCCATCACGATCAACATGCCCGGCAAGCGCGGCGAGCGCACGATCGTCACCAAACACGACGCGCAGGGCCGCATCCTTGAATTTGAGCGCCACGAGGTCGACGAGGCGGTGTAATGGCGAGCCTGATATTCGATTCCGCGCTCGACGACCTGGCCCGCGGTCAGATCAACTTCGAGGATGATGTCTTCGCTGTTCTCCTCGTGGGGCTCGGCTATTCCGCCGACAAGGCGGCTCACACCCGACGATCCGACATCACGGACGAGGTGACCGGGGCAGGCTATGCCGCCGCGCTCGCCGAGGTGGACGTCGTCAAGGATCTCGGGTTCGACCGGATAGACATCACGCTCGGCGCGGCGAATTGGCCGCTCTCGACGATCTCCGCTGCCGGTGCGGTCTACTTCAAGTCTCGAGGCGGGGCTGCCGACGACGACGAGCTGATCGCCTTCATCGATTTCGACTTGGTCGTGGTTTCGACCAACGGGCCCTTCACCTTGTCAGCCTCGACATTGAGGCTGCAAAACTAGGAGGCGATAAATGGCCGGCAAGAGTTCAGCTTGGGAAAATGCGCTGTTGCTGTTGCTGTTCAACAACATTGCAGCCGCGAACATCGGGAATGTTGGCGGTCTTTTACCGAGCTCCGTCGCGGGCAGCCTCTATCTGTCGCTGCATACCGCCGACCCTGGCCCAGCGGGCAACCAGACCACCAGCGAGGCGACCTATACCGGGTATGCGCGCGTCGCGATCGCGCGCTCGTCGGCCGGCTTCACCGTTTCCGGCAACAGCGTGTCGCCTACGGCCAACTGCGACTTCCCGATCGGCACCGCCGGCAGTGGCACGGTGACGCATTTCGGAGTCGGCACGGCGGCGAGCGGCGCCGGCGAGCTGCTGTATAGCGGAACGGTCACGCCGAACATCGTCACCGGAAACGGGATTACGCCAAGACTTACCACGGCCAGTGCGATCACCGAGGCCTGATCCACCAAACAACGGGAGGCTTAAATGGCTGACGAACGGATTTCCGATCTCATCCCGGCCACGCTGCCGGTGAATTCGGCAAGCTTGATCGAGCTGTCATTGCCGGCGGGAGGCGGTTCGCGCTCTGCGCCGCTTTCCGCGTTGCCGCTGCATAGCGAGATCACGGACGGCGTATCTGTTTTGGCGGCAACGTCGGCCGTTGCGGGCGTTCCTGCCATAGGCTCCGGATTTGAACTTGTGGGTGTGGGTGCAGGAGGAGGGGCTCTTGGACTTGGCGTAGCGGCTGGCTTTACTGGGGGAGCGTCGCTTTGTCTCGAGGCGTATCAGCCTTCGATCACCGAAGGATATGAGGCATCTGTTGATTTATTCGGGTCTCGCGGCGTGGCGGGAGCGCCTACAGCAGTCAAAACCGGGGATTTTATCGGTAGCGTGGTTTGGATGGCGCACATCGGAGTTCCCGCTGATGTTGGCGACTATCGTACCTGCGCCTACGACTACGTGGTTATGGAGGAAGACGCTGACGGCACTCATACGGGCGTGTCTCGTCACATGCAAACCCGAGCCACGGTTACGGAGTCTCTGCTCGACCGCATCGTCTTTGACAGCCTGGGGCACACAAATATCGAGAATGGCGTCCTGATCACTGAGGAGTACACCGTTGCTACGCTGCCGACAGCGAGTGCGGCAGTGAAGGGCGGTCGAGCCCACGTCACGGATGCGCTTGGTCCGGCGTTCCTGGCCCCCGTCGTCGGGGGCGGTGCCGTCGTATGCCCGGTGTTCTGCGATGGTGCGGCCTGGGTTTGCGGATAGTCTAGCGGCGCCATGGCTTCGGTCGGTAGCAGTCACGGCTTATCGACCGTCCTCGCGACCGGCAGCTCGGCCGCGGCTGCCGCCGGCGCCTCGGCCGGCACCGCGACGGCCTCAGCC